CCCATGAGTGTTCAATCGTTTCTTTTTTAGGGTCATCGATTCTTGTTTCAAGAGGCTCGGTACGTGGTGCAATCTGTCTGATTGCATTGCCATGCTCGTTCCAGAAATCCTCTTTGCAACTTTGACTACAAAAATAATTCCAAGCATTATTCACGTTATAATAATCATTGTCAGTATGTTGTTTTATTTTTCTGGTTCTTAAAACCTTAGAGCCTTTAGTCCCTCTTACTCGGTCCTGAGTTACCCTTGTATGACACTCAGGACCATGACACCAAAAATAACTCATGATGGTAACCCCACCAACATTGAGCCAATTCCTCCACTTGCGATTAATATACCGAGATATAAATCATTGCTATGCATGGCATAAATTATGCCAAGCATTGCAACAACAAAACCGATTAAGACCATAAGAAGTCTTGCAATAGTTTCGCTCATGTTCTGACCCTCGCCTCTCCGACAGCCATCCTCCAGCCGTCATTATCCAAATCCCAATACACTAAACAAGGCACACCATTTTTAGATGTAAAAGATTTTCCTTTCGTTCCGTCTGGTTTATCATACTGACCTTTTCTAGTGATAAACTTTCCGTGTTTCTTTGCGTAGTAAGTTATATAAAACATATTTTCCTTTCTGTTATATCTGGGATATTATCACATATCCCAGATGTTGTCAAGTATTAATTTGGGTTTGTTGAGTCGTTTACAATAATAAATGAAACGTTCTCATCTTCGTTTAGATTTTCTAAGGCAACCAATTTCTTAGACACCTCACCTAAATCGGTATAACCTCTATTAGCTTTTGGTTCTGTGCTATACTCCCACTTACCCCAAAGTTTTTGTTTTCTTAAAATGTAGTATTGCATATTTTCCTTTCGTTGTTGTTAATGTATGGGATATTATCATATATCCCATACATTGTCAAGTGTTAATTTACACTTTGTTTTTCGTATTCTAGTCTTGCCTTAATCTTATCGGCACGAGATACATTTTTGTTTTTCATGCCTTTAATTAAGTTTGCCAAGTTTGTTGGATTGTAGATTGTTAAACCAGTAGAATTTGCTCTAATTAATTCTGCTTCTTCAACTTCTATTCCAAGTTCTTTAGCAAGTTCAATACCCTCAGATAAATAACGATATGCTTTCAATCCGATTTTTAATTGGTCGGCTTGTTTCATAATACTATTAATCCAAGTCTGGTGTGTTGAAACAACTTTTGCTTTTGCCTCTCGCCACATTAAAAAGATATTGTACTCATCTTTTGTACAAGCGATTGCTCTTGAACGACAATGACTTGTTCCAATCACATCAAGATAAAAATTATTATTATAATTTTTAGTCATACCAATCGCATTATCATCACTCGAATAATGACTTGATGATTTACCAAGAAATTTATTATTCGCGTCTATGTGTTTGGTTTTGTGTGGGTTGTTATCCTTGCCCTCTTGTTGAGCAATTATATCTGGATTGCAACCATTGGCTTTAAGTTCCTCACGATAATATGCGTGGGCAAAGTGTTGACTATCTTCACTGCCACTATATTCATTACCATTGAGATTACCAAATAAACCAAAATCAAAATGTGATTTAGTTTCTTTTTGGTCGCCATCTTCGTCAGTGTCCTCGTTATGTGCAAAGTAAAAGCAATTATCTTTTGCTACTACATCACAAGGGTCGCCATATTTCTTTTTAAACTTTCTTAATACGGCAACATCTTCACTAGGATAAGACCTTTCGACAACTGCTTTTGCAACATCAAAAGCATGTCCTTGCACTTCATTGAATTGCTCTCGGCTTTCCATAAATGCTTGTCGTTCCTGAGTGTCCTCTTTCTCGAATACATCTTTTATACGATTGTATAACTTGTTTCTGTATTCGGTGTTCATACGAACTTTTTGCATATTTTCCTTTCTTTTTTTTTGGTTAATATTACTTGACATATTATCCCAGATGTATTATATTGTCAAGTATGAAATGGAAAGAAAAAAGAATAAATGCAATAAATAGAAAGATAAAAAATTGTTCTAATAAAAGGGCAATGACAGAAAATTATATTGATGAGCATTGGAGGATATGCAACTCGAACGCGAGTAACAAGGAGGAGTATAAAGCCCAATGTGAACATGAGTATAATGATTATGTAAATGCTTGTTTAGAATAATTCTAAACTAGCCAACCTTGTTTGGAGTGAGGAATTTAAACTCTATAGCATAGGTCGTGAGCTTGAAGTAGCTGGGATTGTATCTTGGTGCATCGGGATACAAGGAAGATCCTCGCCTACGCACACCTACAAGGTTGACTTGTTTAGAATGGATCTAAGCTACAAGCTTGAGCCCTGACCCATAGATGGAGCTCCAACGGTGAAGAGCCTAAAGCACATGTTGAACTCTATGGGTCTGGGGTCAAGGTTGACTAGTTTAGAATAGTTCTAAGCTACAAGCTTGAGCCCTGGTCCCTGTGGATACAGGCACAACAGTAAGCAGAAACTGTATCTGAGAGTGTTGTGTTGCGCGACAGGGACCTGGGGTCAAGCACAGAGTTAATTACTCTTAAGCCCTGGTCGACCGGTAAACAATTGCCGCTGGGCTTCAGCGTGCTTGGCCATGCTCGGGGTCAGTCGAGAGCGCAGTCAAAACGCCCGAGCGACAAGCGACAAGCTTCCACCGAGAGAGTGAAAGAGTAAGATCTTAACTTGTACTGGAAGCTTCAAGCTCCAAGCTTGACAAGCTGCAAGCTTCAAGCTAGTATGGGAAAATAACAGAAAGGATAATATGAAAATAGAAGAGGCAAAACAAATAACCGGATCGATGACAAGAACCAGCAAGATGCCTGGCCTGTCTTACAGTCTCCCTGCATGGGAATGCAAAACAGGTGCGAAGCTGCGTAAGATCCCTGGCAGCGTCTGTGCTGGCTGCTATGCACTGAAGGGAAACTATACACGTTACCCGGCCATCAAGGCAGCTCAATACGTGAGACTGAAGGCAATCAATCACCCCGACTGGGTCCGGGCTATGGTTGCACAGGTGAAGCGTCAAAAATATTTTAGATGGCATGATGCCGGGGACCTTCAGAGCTTAGAGCACTTAAAGAAAATTTTTGAGGTCTGCAGGTTAACGCCGGACACCAAGCACTGGATGCCGACGCGCGAAGCGCAATACTTGAAGCTTGTGGACCCTGCCACAGTTCCGTCAAATTTAATAATTAGGATGTCGTCACACATGATCGACCAGGGCCCTGTGAGCTTCTGGCCATGGACATCAACAGTCGGATCAAGCAGCAGGACCTGTCCCGCGCCTGATCAGGGCGGCAAATGTGGCGATTGTAGGGCATGCTGGAACAGGGACATAAAGAACGTAGAATATGGCAAGCATTAAAGATTCACCCGAGATTGAGATCCTGCACAACGAATGGTGCAGAGCGAATGGGTACCCGGTTAGATGGGTCAAGCGACAAGCTGGAAGGCCCAAGCTACAAGCTGCAAGCGACATGCTAAACGCGGCCAACTCAGAACGGTTCGTGAAGAGCGCCAAGCTACAAGCTACAAGCGACAAGCTTCAAGCGTCAAGCGGTACGTCAAGCAACAAGCGTTGAACGTGTTCCCAATTATTGTTTGAGAGGGAAGGTGTTTCCCTATGATCTATCAACAGACCGTGGATAGATTTACTCTCATAAAGTTTTATGGCTCCAAGAGAGGTGTCTTGGAGCAGGATAAAATTACGCTTTGTTCTGGTCATGTGAAATAGTTTTTGATGTGGTGAAAATGATACTTTGTGAGACTTTGTAACTTTAAGCTCAACCATAAAAAATCCGCACATATCATGGTAACCAAGCAAATCTGGTACACCAAAAGAGGCCCAAGATTCGAGTCTAGTCCAACTTATTTTCGGGGTATTTTTGGACAAAAGTTTCCATAGTTTTGTCTCTGCTTTCATCGTACACACCTTTGATTGCTTTGTTCACAATCATGCTAGTTGCATCAATATTTTTATCTGCTGATGCACCAAATAAAGTTAATATAAATATAATAGTCTTCATAAATTGACTTGTACGCTAGAGTACGATATATGTCAATAATGGGTTTACCTAGACAATTAACAGAAAAACAAATGAAATTTGCAGAGCTTTTAGTCTACAATGAAGGCAGAAAGAGTGCATCTGAGTGTGCATATGAAGCTGGCTATAAGACAAGGCCTAGACAAGCTGCATCTGAATTACGTAATCCAAGAATATCTCCTTTGGTTGTGCAATATATTGGTGAACTTAGACGTGAGATACAAGAGAAGTATCAAGTTGATTTAGGCAGACACCTAGGTGAGCTTGCTAAACTTAGAGATGACGCAATGAAGAAAGGTGCATGGTCTGCAGCAATAAACGCAGAGGTAGCACGTGGTAAAGCTGGAGGGCTTTACGTAGATCAAAAACTTATATTGTCTGGTAATCTAGATAATATGTCAGAGAAAGAACTTGAAGCCAAAATGGCTAAGATTCTTGATGATCATAAAG